TATGGCGAAGTGCTGCAAGCCGGACAGTTGGCTATCGTGTCCGATGCTGACGGCGCTGCGCTGATTGCGCTTGGTGTAGCGGTTGCCTTGACGGAGGACGAGCGCGGCGGCTTTGCTGTGCCGATGCAGACGGAGGTGGAATGAGCCTCCTGTTGCTATTCAATCAGCCGGCAGCGGGGTCATACACCCTCACGGCTGACGGCGGCACGTACTCGTACAGCGGCAACAATGCCGTCTTGACCTACACGCCAGCGGGCGCGTACAGCCTGGCGGTAGGCGGCGGGACGTATTCGTACAGCGGGAATGACGCCAACCTGGGGTTCAACCGGGTCTTGGCGGCGGACGGCGGCACTTACAGCTACTCGGGCAACAATGCCAACCTCCGCGTAAACAGAATCCTTTTGGCTGACGGCGGGACGTATTCCTATGTCGGCAACAACGCCGACTTGCTATATTCGGGCGGCCCCCCTCCCCCGCCGGTAGGGGTTGACATATACTTCATCGAGTTGCGTTCCTTCACAGAACGCAGGAGAATCTGACTATGGCCATCAATCTCAAGGCAATCACTTCCTGCATCGGGTACCAGCAGATCACTTCGCTGTCCGGTGCGGTTTCGCTCACCGTCCCTACGCGGGACGCTAACGGGCTGTCGGCCAAGCCGACGCTTGCCATCATCACGCCCGAAGGCGCCGGCGTCCGTTGGCGCGATGACGGCACCGACCCGACTACAACGGTCGGCATGCCGCTGGCTTCTGGTGTGACTTTGCAGTATGACGGGGATCTCTCGCGGATTCGCTTCATCCAGCAGACCGCCAGCGCCATCCTCAACATCAGCTACTACGCTTAAGGGTGCATCATGCCTAGCATAGCCAACGAAACCGCCGCTTTTGACCCGGTGGATTACTACACCCGGCAGCTTCCGCTAGACTTGGCGCGCCTGACCGAACTGCGCGACGAGTTGCGCAAGCGCCAGGGCGCTATCACCGCCGTTGACGATGCGCTGAAAGACCGTGAGGCGGCGGCGGCGGAGCTTGCCGAAGCCAAGGAGCAGGCGGCCAAACTGGTCGCTGATGCCAAGGCAGCGGATGCCAAGAGCAAGGCGAAAGCCGCTGAACTGGACGCGCGCGCGAAGGAGCTTGACCGTACTGAGGCGGATGCCCGTGCGGTGCTTGTTTCACGTGAAACCGCGGCCGCCGGCCGAGAGCGCGATGTCGCCGCCCGAGAGTCCGCCGCCGCCGCCAAGGAACAGGCGCTTGCGGATGCCGCTGCCAAGCTTGACGCCGAGCGCACGGCCTTCAACGCCAAGGTTGCGTCCTTTCAGGATATGGCCGCCCGCATGAAGGCTTGACACTTTTTCGCCACAGCGTATGCTGTAACCCGTACTGGCCCGGTTGACCAGGGATTCGCAAGGATCACCCCATGTCTGAGAGTGAAGTTGTAGCGGACGTACCCGCGCTGGAACCGGAAGTCACGGCGACCCCGGAACCCGAAAGTGCTGCCCCTGCGGCGGCAAAGCCGGAAGAAACACCTGCCTCCAAGACCTTTACCCAAGAGGAACTGGACGCGGCGGTAGGTAAGAGGCTTGCGCGTGAACGGCGCAAGTGGGAACGCGAACAGGCGGTGAAGGCACCCGAGGCTCCCCGAGCCGACGCGCCGTTGCCGCCCAAGGACGAGGATCCCGAGGCGTATGCGGAGGCGCTGGCCGAACGCAAAGCCGCGGAACTTCTCGCCCAACGCGAGGCTGAACGCGAACGCATTGACCGGCTTTCGGCGTATCAGGAGCGTGAGGAATCGGCGCGGGACAAGTACGACGACTTCGAACAAGTCGCCTACAACCCCTCGCTGCGAATCACGACCGTGATGGCCGAGACGATTCAGGCGTCCGATGTCGGCCCCGATGTGGCCTACTACCTTGGGTCTAACCCCAAGGAAGCAGACCGTATCTCCCGCTTGGCACCGTTTCTGCAAGCCAAAGAGATTGGGCGAATCGAAGCGAAGTTGGCTGACAACCCCGCTCCGGTTCGCAAGACGACAAGTGCGCCACCCCCCATCAAGCCGGTAACGGCTCGGGCAACAGGTGCGCCGGCGAGAGACACGACCGACCCTCGATCCATCAAGGACATGAGTACGTCGGAGTGGATTGAAGCCGAGCGCTTGCGGCAGCAGAAGATGTGGGAAGCGCGGAACCGCTAACCCTTACTTTCGGAGACATCCGTGGCCAATTCACTGCTTACTATTGACATGATCACCCGCAAGGCTCTTGAGATCCTTGAGAACAACCTGGTGATCACCCGCAACGTCAACCGCCAGTACGACGATTCGTTCGCCGTCGAAGGCGCCAAGATCGGCTCGACCCTGCGCATCCGTCTCCCGGATCGTGCGCTGGTGACGGACGGTGCCGCCCTCCAGGTGCAGTCCGACAACGAGCAGTTCACCTCGCTCACCGTGTCCAGCCAGAAGCACGTCGGCGTGAACTTCACGTCCGCCGAGCTTGCGCTGTCGTTGGACGACTTCGCGGAGCGCGTCCTCAAGCCGCGTATCTCGCAGCTTGCGTCGAGCGTGGACGCCGATGTGGCGAACGCCTACAACGGCATTTACCAGTCGGTCGGCACCCCCGGCACCACGCCTGCGACCTCGTTGGTTCTTCTCCAGGCCAACCAGAAGCTCAACGAGGCCGCTGCGCCGATGTCGCCGCGCTACCTCACGGTCAATCCGGCTGCCAACGCCGGCTTGGTTGAGGGCATGAAGGGCCTGTTCAACCCCGTCAGCACCGTGAGCAAGCAGTTCAAGGGCGGCATGATGGGCGAGGGCATCCTCGGCTTCGACGAGATTGGCATGTCGCAGTCCATCAAGCAGTTCGTGACCGGCTCCCGCTCGGGCAGCATCACGGTGAACGGCACGGTGTCCACGCAGGGCGCGAACACCATTTCGTTCAACGGCACGACCGCCCAGACGCTTGCGGTGGGTGACGTGTTCACCATCGCGGGCGTGTTTGCGGTCAACCCGCAGACCCGCGAATCGACTGGTTCGCTCCAGCAGTTCGTCGTGACCGAAGCCAACACGGCTGCGGCCAGCGCGTTCACGAACGTGAAGATCAGCCCGGCTATCTACACGTCCTCGCACGCTCTCGCCACCGTGGACTCGTTCCCGCAGAACAGCGCCGTCGTGACCTTCGTTGGTGCCGCCAGCACCAGCTACCCGCAGAACCTCGCGTACCACAAGGACGCGATTTCGTTCGCCACCGCCGACCTCCTGCTCCCGCAGGGCGTTGACATGGCCTCGCGGCAGGTTCACAACGGCATCAGCCTGCGTATCGTGCGCCAGTACGACATCAACAACGACCGGATGCCTTGCCGCATCGACGTGCTGTACGGTTACGGAGTCATCCGCCCGCAGCTCGCCACCCGCGTCTGGGGCTAATCCACCAACCCTTTCAGGAGATTTTCAAACATGGCTATTGCAAATGGCGCTGGTGGATACCAGGTCGGCACCGGCAACCCGGATGAAGTGCAGTTTTCGCCGCAGGCGGCTCCCGTCGCCTACACCGGCACGACTGTCACCCTCGCGACGAGCGATCTCGTCAACGGCCTTATCACGTCTACCAACGCTTCGGCGGTCGGCTTCACGCTGCCCACCGCTGCGCTCATGGACGCGGCGGAGCCGAACATGGGCGCCAACTCGGCGTTTGAGTTCGTCATCATCAACCTGGGGTCGGCCTCGGGTGCGGTGACGCTCAACGGCGGCACGGGCTTCTCGGTTGTGGGTTCGGCCACGGTTGCCATCAGCACCTCGGGGCGCTACCGCGCTCGCAAGGTGACTGACGGTACTTGGGTCGCCTACCGCGTGTAACGGCTTGCGGCCCTCGCGTCTGACCGACGCGGGGGCCGCTCCTTTCTAGGAGAACTTCGATGCCTAATTCCAAGCCCATCGGCGTTGCATACGCTGACCCGGCACTTGAGTCTGGCACCACTATCGCCCCCGCTGCGCTGACCGAGAACGGTCTGTTTGCGGGTGCGGTGGTGCAGACGCACAGCGTTACCGTGGCCACGACCGGCAACACCGACAATGCCATCATTGCGCCTTTCAACGGCGTGATCACGGCGGCGCTGTTTTCGGGCGCGGATGCGTTGGCGGCCAACAACACCAACTACATCACGTTCAGCATCACGAACCTGGGCCAAGCCGGCGCGGGTTCGACGGCGGTGCTTGCGGCTACGGCTGCAAACACCACGCAGGTTACGGGCGGTTCGGCGCTGGTCGCCAACGGTCGCCGCGACTTGGTGCTGAACGGCACGGCGGCAAACCTTGTCGTCGCGCGCGGTGATCGGCTGCGTGTTCGCGCTGCTGCTACCGGCACGCTCGCCAACACGGTGACTGTCCCGGTCTACGCGCTCGTCATCGCGCCGGCCTGATGCACTTCTACCTGCGCCATCCGCGGCACGGCAACAAGGTGGCCATTTCCGAAATGGAAATGGCCGCCGACTTGCGCCAAGGGTGGTTGCAGTACGACCCGCAGGAGCCGCCTGCGCCTGTGCAGGACGGCGAACCGATGAACACCCTTGAGGTCAAACGGCGCCGCCGAACGACCGAGGAATAGCGCATGGCGACGGCAGGCGATCAGATTACTCGGGCGCTGCGCCTGCTTGGCGTGCTGGCGGAAAGCGAGACGCCCTCCGCTGCGATGGCGCAAGACGCCCTCGCGGCGTTTGACCAGATGGTGGACAGTTGGAACACGGAGCGTTTGGCCGTGTTCTCTACCCTTGACCAGACCCACACGTGGCCGGTCAACGAGCGCGTGCAGACCTTCGGCCCGACCGGCGACATCGTAGCCGACCGTCCGGTGCTGATTGACGATGCCACCTACTTCCGCGACCCGACCACGAATGTCTCGTATGGCATCAAGCTGCTGAACGAGTTGCAGTACAACAACATCGCGGTCAAAACGGTCACTAGCACCTTCCCGCAGGTCATGTGGGTCAACATGACCTACCCGGACGTGACGATTCACGTCTACCCGGTGCCGTCACGCGCGCTAGAGTTCCACTTCATTTCGGTCAAGCCGCTGACGCAGCCGGCTACGCTTACGACCGAGTTGGCGTTCCCGCCGGGCTATCTGCGGGCGTTCACCTACAACTTGGCGATGGAGCTTGCCCCGGAGTTCGGCGTGGAGCCGACGCCGCAAGTGCAGCGGATCGCTATGGCGAGCAAGCGCGACATCAAGCGCATCAACGCGCCGAAGGACATCATGGCGATGCCGTACAGCCTGATGGCGCGGCGCAACCGCTTCAACATCTTCGCCGGAAACTACTGACATGGCTAACATCAAGATTTCGCAGCTTCCGCCGGCAACATCGCCGGTCGCCCCTACGAGCGAACTGCCTATCAATCAGAGCGGGGATACCAAGCGAGCGGCTATCAGTCAGTTGGGGTTTGCCCAGGCGGGTGCGGGCGCGCAAAACCGCACCATTCAAGACAAGTTGCGCGAAGCGGTCAGCGTCAAGGACTTCGGCGCGGTTGGCGACGGGGTGGCAAACGACACCGCCGCTATCCAGAGCGCGGTATCGTCGCTGTCTGCCAACGGCGGCGAGGTCTATATCCCGCCCGGTACCTATCGCGTGACCTCACCCATCCTCGTTTCGGCCAAGGTGGTCGTGCGCGGCGCGGGCATTGGCGTCACGTTCCTCTCGGCCACGACGGCCATGACCAACCTGCAGGCGGTGTTCTACGCTGCAACGGCCAACACGGTCGGGTTCCAGGACTTCAGCATCCTCGGCAACACGAACGGGACGCTCGGCGCGGGTACGGGCATCCACGTCAAGAGCGGCTCGGGCGCGAAGATCCAGCGGGTCTACATCAGCAACACCACTCAGGCCGGTATCCGGCTCGAGGAGGTGGACACCGCGCTCGTTGAGGACTGCTGGCTGGAGTCGTGCGG